ATCACTGCAACCCATTAATGGTGAAAGTAACGACACCGAATACTTCCAGCTCGTCCCCGCCGTCATGCAGGACGATAGGCGGAAAGTCGGGATTCATTGGGATTAGCTGAAGGACCGGGTGAGTACAAAGCCGCTTTACTGTGTACTCACCCGCCACCGACGCGATGATGATGTCACCATGCTTTGCCTGTAGGCTTCGATCCACAACCAGTAGTGATCCTTCGTAAATCCCCGCATCAACCATACTCATGCCCGTGGCCATCACAAAGTACGTGGCCGCTGGGTGGTTAACGCAAAGCTCATTGAGATCGATGCCTTTTTCAATGTAGTCCTGCGCGGGCGAAGGGAAGCCCGCCTGCACTTTGTCTTGAAAAAAGGGGATTGAAAGCTTTAAAGGTTCTGGAACTGGATAAAAGATATTCATAATGCACGCCCAAAAAATAACTGGTTATACATACAGTATAATCATGAGTTTTTTGTGTTGGGAAGTCTGATTTTGAATGATTGCGTTATGATGCTGATCGCTAAGGGAAGAAAACTATGAGGTCTGTTCAGAACTACTTGTTAGATCGCCGACCTGTTTCTTGAGTGCCTCAATCATTGCTTGCTGCTCATGAATAGCACCAGTTAGCTTGGCTATCATAGCCACCTGATCTAATCCGTAAGCGCCTTCAGGATTTAACATATCAAATCCCTCCTGTAATCCTTTACCTGTAACGCAGTCTGGAGACACTTTAACAAGGTCGTTTGCTATAAAGCCAAGCATCTCATTTGATTCTTTGATAACACCTCTTGCGATGTACTTGAACTTTGCAGGAATCCACTCCAAGACCTCTTGTAAGTAACCGGAGGTTTCTTGATATCCAATGTCTTTTTTTAGTAGCTTATCTGATGCCGTTCTTAGTGTTATTGAACCAAGATTAGACGAATCAACATATACCTGTACGTCGCCATCATAGAAAAAGTTCCAGAAATTAACGCCTGTTGCGCCCCCCGCCCCCCGTCTGGATCTGAATGAACCTTGTGAGTCAATCGGGTTTACTGAGAAAATGCCGGTTGAAGAAATTGAAGCTATATCGGTTTTTCCGTTACTGAAGATTATGTTTTTACCGTTGGCTTTTATTGTCGATTCAGTCGATAAAGCAACCATATCCGCAGTAACAGTGCCGGTAAATGTAGGGTTGTTAAGAGAAGCTTTATTTGCCATGTCTGAGGTTAGTTTCTGAAATGATGATCCTGAGACAACCAAATCGCCTGGCAGCGTTAAATTGACCATACCCGGTGACGTATAGAACGCCTGGTACACTGCGCTCATTGCTTCTGTATCAGCAAGCGCTTTAGAGATTTGAGTGGCCAGCGCCATGGTAATGGCTGTGCGGTCACCACTCAGCATCGGAATGCCAACATAGTTGGCACCGTTGACTGCAACCGGGAACGGCAGCACCAGTGTTATCTGGGTGGCGCTGTCGATGCTTTTTATCTCATACCCGCGCGGGCTAATGGTGCTGTATCCAATAAGGAACATGTCGCCGGAGCGGAGCCCTGAGTTAGTCCATGCTGTGCCGGTGCCGATGACCACTGCGCTGTTTGCTGTCGTTTTAACTGTGCCGGTTGAGTACCAAGTCATTCTTTTCTCCAGACATAAAAAAACCCGCCGGAGCGGGTTGGATATGGAAAGTTTTCAGTTAGCTAATCACGCTAGCATTACGGCTCGCGAACACATCATATTGCGCAGAAAAACTGACATTCGCTGAGCCATTGTGACCATTGAAAATCTGATAGGTAACAGGCAGGTTCCCTGTTCCGATTGGGACATAAAAAGTAAAACCATTAGAGGAAAAACTGTCGGAAAATATTTTTATCACATCATTTCCCCCGACCCGGATTGCAATGAATGATCCTGTACCCGGACTTCCTGAGGTTATCGTCCCCTTAAAGGTTCCAGATACAGAGATTTTCCTTGCAAACCCCTTATCTTGAGCAACATTAAAGAGCGTACCTGATATCCCCCCACTGTTGCCGACCTGCGCCTGATTGCTCTCTGAACGCCCCACGCTAAAATCGGCTAAATCACCAACCATTTTGGCAGCATACACCGTTCCCTCGAAGTCGCCGTCTGTTGCATAAACAGTTCCTCGGAAAATGCCGTCGGTTGCATAAACAGTGCCCCGCACTATTACGTCATTAAATTCGGCTTTACCGCTTTTCGGCAAGTTCCAACCAGTCTGGCCACTGACAAAGTTTGTGGACTGGAGAGTATCCGATATTTTCGCAAAATCGATACTTGCGGTTTGAATAAATGCAGAGTTAATGAACACGTCTCCATTCACCACGGCCCACGGTGAGTAATAATTACCGTTAGAGCCACTCATCAAAACGAGCTGATTCGCGTTAAAGGCGATACGGGTTAATACAGGTTTTCCCTGCTCAGCAATAACGGCGATCGACATGCCTGCATCGTAATAATTCCCGCCCATATTTACGCCGGCTTTCATGCTATAGATAGCGCTGCCTGAGCCGTCATTATTGAAGACCGATGTCATTTTCTGTTCGAGCGCAGCGGTGTTTGTCTGCACCTTTCCGGTTAATGAATCGACTGAGCTGTTTGTGGCCTGTACCGTGGTTGTAAGGTCTGCGAGAGCTTGCTGGGTATTAGCAATAGTCGTAGTGACAATCAGAACATCAGCTCGAACCGCGCCCAATTGTGCGTATTGGTGCTGTATGCCAGCATTGTTGGCCAGCGCCGTTTGCAGAATGGCCTCAACGCTCCCCCCAATCTGCTCGCTCAGCCGGCGGCCATCTTCCGCATTCAGCAAGTCATCAGCAATTTCGCCGAGATAGTCATTGGCCTGGTCGTTGGACATTCCACGCACCCAATCGGTATACCCCGACTCGTTGCCGGTTTTATCCACCAACTGGGCGCGGTACCAGAATATTTGACCGGGTCTCAACCCAAGTTGAGTATACGTCGCCTGAGGATATGCCACGTCAGACAGCAAAATCGGGTTGGATTTGTCCTCGTTTGGGGTGTACTGAATTTCTGTTTTGAGAGTATCCGAAGTGTTGGCAGGGAACCCCCAGTTAAGTGTGATCCCCCAGTTTATCGCCGTGGCCGCCAGACCGATGGGTTTCGGTGGATTGCCCACCTTACCTGTCAACGTGGCTTCCTGCGAATACCCCCAGCCACTGGATATCTCGGCTGCATTGATCGCACGAACGCGAACGAGGTAGCGGCCAGCGTAAATGCCGGGCACCTCAAACGACGTTGTCGAGCTGCGCGGCACATTAACCCAGTTCCCATCGTTACGGCGCCACTGCGCCTCATAAGATATGGCGTTGGCCGCCGCATCCCACGTTGCACGCATTGTCTGGACGCTGATTGTCTGCTCGACAACAGAGAAGGAACTGATCTGAATGTTGACTGGTGCAGATTGGTTTCCCGGCGGGATCACGCTGATTGGCCGCTGGTCAATTACCGCGCCTGTATCGATACGCGCGAACTTATCCGGGTCGTGCAACACGCCAGTGATGGTAAATGTGCCATCATCGTTTTCGGCCGTGCTAGTAATTCGGTATTGCTGTGCAAAAAGCTCATCCGACTCAACCACCCACACGCATTCAGCCTCCGGGGTCTCTGAATAGGCGGTGCTGACAGTGACAACATTCCCGTTGATCGCCTGAATCGTCCTGCTTTGAGAAACTCCAGTCGGCAAGTTCACCTGCATACGGTCGCCGGGCTTGGCATTTGGAGCTCGATCCAAGTTCATAACGCGGCCCGAGGCCGAACTAACTCGTCCGCCGGTGATGCGCCCGGACAAGTTCTCATCTGCAACGGCAATGATATAGCCGGGCTGGGGAATGTCGCCGTCAAGGCCCACAGAGAATGTGACAACACGGTCGCTGTTATTGGTCAGAATCCCCCAGCGCCCCTTCCTATTGGCTTCTGACTGGCGGGTGCAGCCAATCGCGGTAAGCTCAAGCTGGTTAAAGACTTTGTAGCGATTAACCAGCGCCTGTTCAAACACAGGTTCCATCGCGTCAGCATAGGCATTATCAGGATCAGACCAAGAAACCAAAGCCGACGAATAGCGGGTTTTCGTGTTACTGCTGGAGTAGGTGAAGAGTCCGTTAACAACGTTCGCGTTGGTGAAGTTGTAATCAACGTCGCGGGGCATATCTGCCAGAGCAAAAATCTGATCCCCGCCCCAATATGTCATTCCACGGAAAATAGCCGCGAAATCCCGCAGAACGGTATAGGCATCGTTGCGGTTCTGGACATACACGTTGCAGATGTAGCGCGGCTCGGTGCCGTTTCCACCTCGACCGTCGGGAACAGGCTGATCGCAATACTGGGCCACTTGATACAACGTCCATTTATCGATATTGGCTGCCGTCAGCCGATCGCCAAGCCCAAAGCGCTCGGAGACCACGATATCGTAGAAAATCCATGCCGGATTATCCGTCCACGCCCACTTAAAGCCACCTTGCCATATTCCAGAGTATGTTCTGTTGATAGGGTCATAATTGTCCGGCACCCGCACGATGCGCATTTTTGTATCAACCGACACAGGCGGGATCGACCCGTTAAATTGGCTTGAATCGAATTCGATATAAAGCAGAACGGTATTCGGATAGCGCAGCTTGGCATCGATAACTTCCGTAAAGCTTTGCAGCATCATCGCATCGCCAATCTTGGCGCTGTTGGCGTCTGACGTTACCTTCCTCAGGCGAAGCGTCCACGTGCTACCAGACTGCGGCAGGTCAATTCTATGACTTCTTTCATACCCTGTGGTCGTCTTGCCAATAACCGAGGTGTCTACAACGGTTTGCCAAGTTCCACCATCGGTCTGACGCTCGATCACATAATTAATGCTGTAGCCAACGAGGTCTCCGTTGTCTTTTTGATTAAACAGCGCGGGCCATTTAAGGCGCAATCGAACCGCTGACAGTTGAGTGTTCGCAAATGTCCGAGTCCATGCGCTGGTGCTTTTTACCTCGGTCCCTACATTGATTTCATTATTGGAACCCGGCAACCCTTGAATATAGGTTTGCGCCTGCGTACCCGACCGAAACTCCCACGTCACGCCGCTGAAGTTATTGCTGCCATCAGGGTTCTGGAGTGGGGTTCCATCTAAATAAATGTTTTGCGCCGTCAGGCCACCGGCCCACTCTCCCTCACCCAGTGCGATTAACACCTTTGCTTTCGCAATGGATTGGAGGTCGTCCGGCTGTTCTACAGGCGTGCGTGATGAAGAGCTGCCGCCCTTGCGGCCTCTGATTGCGGTAGCTGTTGCCATATTTAGCCCATAAAAAAAACTCGCCAAAGCGAGCTTGATTGATAACTGATCAAATATCAGGATGTGACAAGGTGTAACATTTTGTTATGTTAATAATTCAGCCAGGCCATGTCAGATCATGACCGTCATTAACTAGAGGGATAGCTGATTAACTCTGGTAAGGAGAAAAGTTTGACTAAGCTTAATGCTCATATTGAAATTGAATGTAATGCATCCACTATTCAAGAATTGAATGAAGAAGTTGGACAACTTAAATGTGTTGTTGGGTTTATGCTGGCTAAACTTTACGGTGAAAGTGGACAGCAGGTTATTAATGAGCTGAAAGATTGGGGTTTAATAAAATCATCAAAAGAATTTGACCAATTTGTTAATCCAAGGCCGCCTATTAATAAGTAATACATCGAAAATTTATAGACCAGCTAGAATATTGGCTGGTCTCTTTATTAACATATTCACTCTAAAAATTTTATTTAGTTAACTACTGCTGGTCTTCCACGTAGATACCCGCAGAAATAATCGCCCCACCCACACGGCGGCGGCCATAACCTAAAGCTACCGGGTAGCCCTGTGAAGCAGTGT